AGGTGGACGAGAAAACGCTGGCAGAGAACAAACATGTACCGGAGGCTGTGCAGGTCTTAGAGTACCTGTTGCTACAGAAGCGCTACGCACAAGTATCGTCGTGGATAGAACACGTACAGGAGGACGGAAGGGTCCACGGCAGAGTAATAACTAACGGTGCTGTTACGGGACGCATGACACATCAGACACCTAACATGGCACAGGTTCCTTCAGTTAACTCACAGTTTGGTAAAGAGTGCCGTGACTGCTGGATCGTACCTGAAGGACGGAGGCTAGTGGGTGTTGACGCTAGTGGACTAGAACTACGGATGCTCGCACACTACATGGGCGATGAGGAGTTTACAGATGTCTTGCTTAGAGACGACATTCACACCAGAAATCAACAGGCTGCAGGGCTTTCAACAAGACCTCAGGCAAAGACTTTCATATATGCTTTCCTCTACGGAGCAGGAGCAGCAAAGATTGGAAGCATCGTCGGAGGATCTGCTAAAGATGGTAACAAACTTAGGGAGCGCTTTTTACGAAACACACCTTCTCTTGAAACTCTACGAGAACGAGTTGGACAAGCTGCTAGGAAAGGTTATCTCGTCGGACTTGACGGAAGAAAACTCTGGGTCAGGTCAGAACATAGTGCATTAAACACGTTACTACAGGCCGCTGGTGCAATCATTATGAAGAGGGCTTTGGTTCTCTTGGATAACTACGCTACTCAGCACAAGATTGACTACAAGTTTATAGGGAACGTACATGACGAAATACAATCGGAGGTGGTTACAGAACAAGCAGAGAAGTACGGTTGGCTCGCAGTTGAGTGCATCAAGGCGGCTGGCCTATCATTTGACCTCAGATGCCCCCTTGACGGAGAATACAAAGTGGGAGCAACTTGGGCTGATACCCACTGAGGATATTAACGTGAAAGAAAAACATTGCTCTAAGTGCAACACAGTAAAACCAGTGGAGGAGTTTTATAAGCATAAGATAGTAGGTTACGAAACTTACTGCAAACCGTGTCAAAACGAGAACAGTAGAATCAACAAAAAAAAAGCCATGTACGTTAACGGTAAGCGTATTCCAAAGTCTCATCCGTTACACAAGCCCGGACGCTACAAAACTTTTACGGACGCCGCTTTTGACAGTCTAGCGAAGTACGAGTTAAGCAAGGAAGGACAGGTGTACATCATTACCAATCCTAACTTTCCTGAGTGGGTCAAGGTAGGCATGGCGATAGACTCAGAGGACAGACTCAACGGTTACCAAACGTCTTCACCGTTCAGGGATTACGAGTTGTTCACCTGTTGGTCTGTGGCTGACCGACGATCTGCTGAGTCAGAGGCCCACAGTCTGTTAGAGAAAACGTACGGTCGTAAAGGTGAGTGGTTCAACTGCACACCAGATCAAGCACAGGCAGCTATGTCTGAACTCATGGAGCAACACAAATGAAAAAACTTTACTCACTGGTAGACGACATCTACTCTGTAGTGTCTACCAAAGAAGTACCAGAGGACGTTGATCTCTACGAAGAGATAGACCGCTTTGGTGAGAACTGTAAGAAACTCATGTCAAACTTGTTCACAGAGAAGCGTGACGGTCGTAAGTTACGGATGTCTAACATCGGGCGTGATGATCGTTACCTGTGGAACGCTGTGAATAACTCTGACGTACAGGAGGAGATGACACCTAACACGCACGTCAAGTTTATGTACGGGCATCTGATTGAGGAGATGCTGTTGTTTCTCACTAGACTATCAGGACACGAGGTTACAGATGAACAAAAGAAATGTGAGGTTCAAGGTATTACAGGCTCTATGGACTGCAAAATTGATGGTGTCGTCACTGATATTAAAAGTACTTCCACTTTTGGGTTTAAAAAATTCAAAGACGGAAGTTTGGCTTATGATGACCCGTTTGGGTACGTTGCTCAAATTAAGGGATATGCACATTCAGAAGGCGAGACAAAGTTTGGATGGCTGGCAATGGACAAGCAGAACGGACACCTAACGTACCTCATGTACGACTCTGCTGACACACAGGCTCCGGTGTACGAGAAGATAGGTTACGACATAGAGGAGCGCATTAAGCACGTAAAAAAGCTCGTGGAGCAACCAGAGTGGCCGGAGGTTTGTCACGAGACCGTACCAGATGGCAAAAGTGGAAACAGAAAGCTCGCTGTTGGTTGTTCCTACTGTCCCTACAAGTTTACCTGCTGGCCCGGAGTAAGAACATTCCTGTACTCAAGTGGTCCAAGATATTTAACAGAGGTGTTCAATGAGCCGAAAGTCACGGAAATCCAAGCACGGTAACTTTAGGTCGGGGTTTGAAAAAGATGTCGCAACTCAGTTACAACCATTTGGCTTTAGCTACGAACCGTTCCAAGTCCCGTACAGGATTGAACGAAAGTACACACCAGACTTTGTGTACGAGTACAGAGGTAGATCGTACCTCATTGAGTGCAAAGGATACTTTCGTGCAGGAGACACGCAGAAGTATAGAGCGGTGTCTAAGTGTCTCCCAGAGACGCAAGAACTCATCTTTGTACTGATGAAGCCTAACCAGAAAGTAAACAAAAGCACCAAACTTACTATGGCAGAATGGTGTGACAAACACGAAATTTTATGGTATAATATAGATACACTTAAGGAGTTGGTTGATTATGTCTCTGACACTAGAAGAAATTAAGGAGAGGCTGTTGCGGTTGTATGATCCTGACGATTTTCTGGAGTCTCTACAAATTTCATCAGAAGAAATACTGGACAGATTTGAAGACAAACTCATACGCAGACTTGACGAATTTCAAGAGGAGCTAGAGGAAGAAGAATATGCAGAATGAGTGGAACATGACTGAAGACGACTGTGCAAAGTATGCTAAAGACTGTGAGAAGCTGCGTAAGAACTGTCAGGAAAGCAGGTCCATAGACGACATTACTACAGAGGAGTGGGACAGGATGTCCAAGACATTCACAGGTAAACTGTACCACCCTCAAGATACTCACGACCCTGTAGCACAACCGGATCACTACAACAAGGGGGCTATAGAGGCCATTGAAGCAATCAAGGCGTCTATGCACCCACAAGAGTACAAGGGTTATCTCAAGGGCAACTGTTTAAAGTACCTCTGGAGATACGAGTACAAGAACGGCATAGAGGATCTCAAGAAAGCACAGGTCTACCTAGGCTGGTTAATCAAGGAGGTTGACTCATGAAAGTCGTAGAAGGCAAGTTTGGTAACAAAGACGAAGGGAAGGACGAAATTACAACGTCAGAGTTTCTGTCGGCTTTTGTAGTCAAAGCGTTACAACACGAGGAGGAAGGACGCAAGGTAAAGGTAGCTGTTGTAATGTACGAGGACGGCGAGATGTTTGAAGTAGCGTCCAACGAGCAGTACCCTGATGGGGTCTACATGCTGTTACAAATGGCATCCCAAGCAATCATCAACGAGACACTAGGAGTAACAGAGTAAATGGACGCATATCAACAGTACATACACAAGTCACGGTACGCTAGATACAACCCAGAAGAAAAGCGTAGGGAAACGTGGGAGGAAACAGTCAACCGTTACGTCAACTACTGGGTAGACCGTGCGAGCCTAGACGATTTTGAAGTATCAGAGATATTCAAGTCTATACACGACCTAGACGTAATGCCCTCTATGCGAGCACTGATGACCGCAGGAGAGGCGTTGGACCGTGACAACGTAGCAGGGTTTAACTGTAGCTACCTACCTATTGACCACCCTAAAGCATTTGATGAGATGATGTACGTGCTCATGTGTGGCACAGGTGTGGGGTACTCAGTAGAACGACAGTACGTACAGAAGTTACCGGAGGTAGCGGAGGAGTTTCATGCAACCGATACAGTTATTAATGTTGCGGATTCAAAGATCGGATGGGCGAAATCGTTTAGGGAACTGGTATCACTGCTGTATTCAGGCCAAGTTCCCCAGTGGGACATTAGTAGAGTACGACCTGCAGGTGCCGCACTTAAAACTTTCGGAGGTCGTGCAAGTGGTCCAGAACCTCTCGTTGATCTCTTCAAATTTACAGTTGAACTCTTTAAGGCAGCATCTGGACGAAAACTTAGCTCCATTGAGTGCCACGATCTTTGCTGCAAGATTGCTCAAATCGTCGTCGTCGGAGGAGTCAGGAGAAGCGCCCTCATCAGCCTCAGTAACCTCACAGACGACAGACTCCGACGTTGCAAGCACGGACAGTGGTGGGTAGATAATCCCCAGCGTGGTCTAGCGAACAACTCAGCGTGTTACACAGAGAAACCAGACTTTGAGGCATTTTTAAATGAATGGACCAGCCTATATGAATCCAGATCCGGGGAGCGAGGTGTCTTTAGCAGAGTTGCGAGTCAAAAACAAGCTGCAAGAAATGACAGAAGAGATGCTACCTTTGATTTTGGAACTAACCCGTGCAGTGAAATCATCCTCAGACCCTACCAGTTCTGTAACTTATCAGAGGTTGTTGTTAGGCCACAAGATACACTCAACAGCCTCAAGCGAAAGGTCCGGGTTGCGACTATCCTTGGGACTCTTCAATCTACCCTCACTGACTTCAGATACCTGAGAAGCATCTGGAGAGCTAACACAGAAGATGAGGCGTTACTGGGGGTGTCACTAACGGGTATCATGGACCACCCCACGCTCTCAGGTAGAGGAGACAAAAATGAACTCAAGAAGTGGCTCAGAACCATGCGACAGGAAGCAATTAAGACTAACAAAGTATGGGCTGATAGATTGGGTATCAACGTATCTACCGCTATCACTGCTGTTAAGCCTTCAGGCACTGTTAGTCAGTTGGTTGATTCTGCTAGTGGGATTCATCCTCGTTATTCTGCTCAATACATACGCAGAGTTAGGGCAGACTCTCGTGACCCACTTTGCGCTGTCCTAGAGGCCGCTGGTGTGCCTGTAGAGGACGATGTGATGTCACCCACTACCAAGGTGTTCAGCTTCCCTATAGCGTCTCCTGATGGCGCTGTGACAGCCTCAGACATGGGCGCTATGGAGCAGTTAGACCTGTGGGAGATATATCAGGATGAGTGGTGTGAACACAAGCCGTCAATGACTTGCTACTACCGTGACGATGAGTTTCTGGAGGTGGGACAGTGGTTGTACAACAAGTTTGATAAGGTCAGTGGTATCTCTTTTCTGCCTTACTCAGACCACACGTACCAGCAAGCACCTTACGAGCCTGTGGACAAAAAGACGTACAACCAGCTTGTCAAGGACTTTCCAAAGGAAATATCGTGGGATATAGAAGAGGCCAGCGATATGACTGAGGGGTCACAACAACTGGCTTGCACAGGGAACAACTGTGAACTTTAAGTACGCTCTGGCTGGCATCTTGCTGTTAACTGCGGGTGCCGTTTCTCAAACACAAGACAAGGTGGTATTCAGGGAGGGCTGTGGTGGCCCTCCTTGGACTCACGTCAAGTGGAGGATCTATGTACCAGAGTACTTAACGTCACTGGCAGATAAGTGGAACAGAGCTAACTGGACGGTAACAAAGACGATTAACGCTCCAGACTGTGTTCAACTGTACGGTGTGTCTGTAGACGGTGTAGCTGACAGGTTTGTACCGGCTGTTGTGACCGTGGACACTAACTCAACCCCAGACTACTGGAGTTACACACTCTCTCGTGGTTCACTAGAGAAGCAGGGCCACACGCTGTACGTCTACGGTGACGGTGCTGCCGGTGAAGCTAAGTTATCTGTGACCCTCTCAGACGCCACAGAAGAGCTTTTAGTGCCTTTTAAGGAGGAGCCTAGGTGTGGTACTGAGGGTGGCTTAGATTGCCTAGGAAACGCTGTGAGAGGCTCTGGGGGCTTCATTTACTACGGTGAAGACGATGACCTTGTGGTTACGTGGGAACTAGGGGTCTTAGTGTACGCTTCTCACGCCAAGTACGGCATAAATACACCCATAGACCTCATGCGTGAGTACCCAGAAGAGTGGGACAAGTGGGAAAAGAGGGTTCAGCAGTACAACGAGGTGTACGAGGTGTCTGGTGTACACGTTAGGTACGAGCTAAAGGAGGT